AAGTTAGGTGTTGTCACCGAAAAGTAAAAATCATTAGTACATTTTTTAATGGCTACATTAAGAAGTGATTTAATTATCCCTGAGGTTTTTACACCCTATCTGATTGAAGAAACAACTCAAAGAGATGCTTTCTTGCAGAGTGGGGTCGTGACACCTCTAGCAGAATTAAATCTATCCGCAGAAAGAGGCGGTGACTTTGTAAAGATTCCATTCTACAAAGCAAACTTATCTGGAGACTTTGAAGTTCTTACAGATTCATTATCATTAACACCTGGCAAGATCACAGCTGATAACCAAATCGCTGCTGTTCTTCATAGAGGTCGTGCATTTAGTTCAAGAGACTTGGCTGCATTAGCAGTTGGTGGTGGCCCAGATCCAATGGCTGCTATCGCTCAGAAGATGGCTGCTTATGTTAACAACCAAAAGCAAAAAGATTTATTCTCTTGCTTAACTGGTGCATTTGGTTCTATCAACGCAAACGACAGCAACTCTGCTTTATTTGCTTTAACAATTGATTCAGAATCAGGTGATTCTCCAACAACATTAAGTCCAAGACACGTTGCAAAGGCACAAGCTTTACTTGGTGATCAGGGATCAAAACTTACAGCCGTTGCAATGCACTCAAAAGTCTATTACGACTTAGTTGAGAGAAATGCGATTGATCGTATTTACGACAACACTGGCGCACCTGATACAGCAGCAACTTCTGGTACAACAGCAAATGCTTTCCCAGGAACAACATCTATCCCAACATTTATGGGATTAAGAGTTATTGTTTCTGATGATGTGCCAACAACAGGATCTGGTTCTTCTACTGAATATTCAACATTCTTCTTTACACAAGGAGCAGTTGTTACAGGTGAGCAAGCACCAATCAGAACACAAACAGATAGAGATATCCTTGCTTTGGAAGAAGCAATGGCTGTGGATCTCCACTATATTTATCACCCTGTTGGGTTGAAATATGCAGTATCGACAGTAAATCCCACTCGGAGCGTTCTAGAAACTGTAGGCTCTTGGTCGAAAGTCTATGAAACAAAGAACATCGGAATTGTTCGTGCTACAAACGTAAGTAACCAAGATTAATTATGGCTTCTTTATTTGACGTAACTGCTGGCCTTTTAGTTGGGCCAACAGGTGGTGGCACAGTAACTCAAGCCACAAACAAATCAACAGGTGTAACTCTCAATACTGAGAGTGGACAGATTACAATGAACAACGCTGCTTTAGCTGATGCTGCTGAGGTATCTTTTACAGTTACAAACAGTAAAATCGCTGCAACAGATGTTGTCGTTGCTTGTCATGGTTCTGCTGGAACTGCTGGTGCTTATATCGTAAGTGCTAACGCAATTGCAGCTGGTTCTTTTGCAATCACAGTTTCTAACGTGTCAGGTGGAGCTTTAAGTGAAGCTATCGTTATTAACTTTGTTGCTCTGAAGGGAGCATCTAGCTAATGGCAATGTACGCTTTTAGGCGTATGAGAGCGAGAAATGAGGCTGCTCAAAAGGCAGCTTCATTGACTCCAACTCTTGAAAAGCCAAAACCAAAATCTAAGACCAAAAAGGTAAAACTCGATGGCGATAACACTTGATGCAACTGTTGGTGGTGCAAATGCGAACACCTATATCACTCTTGCGGATGCAAACTCTTTCATTGAGGGGCTAGTTCTGAGTGATGACGCTGCTGCATGGGATAATTCATCTGACGATAATAAAAACCGTGCGCTTTTTACAGCAGCCCAAAGAATTGATCGTGAAAAGTTTCTGGGGGCTAGGGTAGATGATACCCAGGCATTAGAGTGGCCAAGATCAGGGGTTCGCAAACCTGATACATACACAAATTTGTATGGTTTATCTTTCCCAAATAGATTAGTTGCTGATTATTACACAGATACTGAGATCCCAGATCGTGTTAAAAATGCACAGGTAATTTTGGCGGTATATCTCAACAACAATAGGAACGGTTTGGAGTTGAGTGGTTTGGAAGATTTTGCAACAGTTAGTATCGGTAATATAAATGCAACCCCTAGATTTTATGGGGCAGTTGGTATTGATCGAATCCCACCGATAGTTGATCATTACCTGATGGGTATTAGAATAGGTGGAAGAGCAAACTTACAAATTAAGAGGTCATGAAAATGGGCTACGGTTACGAATACCCAGCAGCAATCATCATTACAGATACAAACGCCCATACTGGCAGATTTGGTAAGGTGCATTGTTTAACAGATGCGGAGGCAACTTTTGTTGCTGAAAACATTACAGAAAATGGTTCTTCAACCATAAATGGCATAACTATGAAAGCATCTTCTGAAGTTTGTGGAGTTATAACAAGTATCACTCTTGCAAGTGGTCAGGTAATAGCTTATTCATTATGAGTCTTGCCAACGCATTAAAAAAGGCAGCATCAAAAACTCTGAGCAAACTTGGAGGTGATGTAACTATTAGACAGGTAACGGCTGGCAGTTATAACACGACCACTGGAGCTATTACAGAATCTACATCTGATACTACCGTCAAAGGTGCGTTGACAAATGTAAACAGATCTGAGGTAAATGATCTGATTGAATCCCAAGACAAGAGACTGACAATATCAGCAGGGGATTTGACCTTTGTACCAACTACAAAAGACAGGGTTGTAATAAGCAGTGTTGAGTTTAAAATTATTCAAGTTGTGACAAATGAACAAAATAATACAGCAATAAGTTTTGATTTAATCCTGAGGTAATTATGGCAAGAGAAATAAATTTAAATGATATTGGAGATCATTTCGGTGATAAGGTTCAAAAAACTGTAAGAAAAGCAACTTTCAAAGCAGAAAAAGACATAAAAGAATTTACGCCAGTTGATACTGGTAATTTAAGAAATTCTTGGCAAAGTGAAGTCCAAGCTTACCGTGGTGAAGTCTTTACAAACGTAGAATATGCAGAACCTGTTGCTTATGGAACAAACCTACCTCCAAGTTGGGGTGGTCAATTCAGAACTCGTCAAAATACTATAAAAGGTTATCCAGAATTAGTTGCAAAGCAACTAGAACAATTTATTGCAGATGAGTTTAGGAGGGCATAATGGCAGCAGTTGATTTAAATACCATCAGATCCACAATAGAGGCAAGATTGGCAACAGAGCTTGCATCAAGTCCAGCTATTCCTGTTGTATTTAACAATATGGCATTTGATTCCACTACAGAGGACACATTTGTTCAATGCCAGACAAGTTTTGGCTCTGGTAGTTATTTAACAATGGGTGGATCTGCTAATTCTATAAATAGTGTTGTTGGTCTACTTTTGATAAATATATTTACAGAAGAAGGTATTGGTTCAGGATCAAACTTCACGATTGGCAAAAGGTTGCGTGACCTCTACAATAATATTACAGTTTCAAATGTTATTTTTGATTCGCCTGTTGGCCCTGAAGTATTAACATCAAGTCCAGAAGGTAAATTCCAAACACAAATTAGAATAACCTTTGAAATATATGAGGATCTTTAATCATGCCAAAACTTGTAATTACAGAAGAAATGCTTGATGCCATCGAAGCTGTTAAAGGTGTAAGGGATTCTAGAATGTGGGATCCTAATTGTAAAAGATATATGGAGAATCAAGAAAATTCAAAAAAGGATGTAAAAAAGACTGAAAAGGGTTAATATATTTATAAATCTTTCTTTTTTTTGTTATGGCTGCTGTAAAAGGTGATGTCGGTAAAATAATGTTCCATAACGCTGCTGGAACAGAAGCTGATATATCAGGTCTTAGAAATTGGTCTTTATCAATTACTAAAGATACTCAAGAAACCACAGTTCAAGGTGACACTTCAAAAACTTTTGTTGGCGGTCTTATCTCTGGTGAAGGCTCTGCAACTCTCATTTATGATAATGCTGGCAACTCTGATTACTTGGCATTCGTTGAAGATATTTTGACAACTGGTGATGCTGGTGATGCGTTGTTTGAGTTATTTCCAGATAGTTCAGCAAGTGCTAAGAAATTTGGTTTTTCTGGAATAGTTACAGGTGCTGAATATGGAGCAACAATTGGTGAGATCCAAGAAATAAATATTTCATTTATAACAACTGGTGCAATCACTTCAGACATATAGTAAATTTTAAATAACTAACCCCACATAAACATGGCAACAAAAAGAACCGTTGATCTCATTACTGAGGCTTTCAGTGATGTAATGACCGCAAGAAGAAAATATGAACTAAAAAAGCCAAATGGTGATTTATTAAAAGAAATATATTTTCCACCTTTAACAAGGTTTGATAGAAAAAAAGCTCAAGTTGCTGCTGGTACGGATGATGCTTTGACAATATCTACAAAACTTCTTTGTCAACTTGCAGAGAATGAAGATGGCTCAAAAGCATTTCATTCTGCTGATGCAGAAAATCTACAGAGATTTTTACCCGAAACAGTTTTGAATGATCTTGAATTATTCATGATGGATATTCAAACTAATTTAGATACAGCAAAAAACGAATAAGGCGAGATAACTGGTTAAATTTTGAGTTTTTTCTCGCAACAGAACTTGGAAAAACATTAGTTGAATTAAGAAAGGCTGTAACAGAAGAAGAGCTTATTTATTGGGCTGCTTATTATGAAGTTAAAAATGAAAGGCATGAAAAAGAAATGCAGCGACAAAAGGCCAAATCAAGGTAATATATAATAAAGGTTATTTGTATTTGTGGCACAATCAACAGTCAAATTAATAGTTGATGCACAAAACGCAATCAGACCATTGCAACGTGTAAATGAACAGACAAAAGCTTTAAGTAGTAGCACAGATAAATTAAAAGGTAGATTAAATAGATCAAATAAAGCTTTGAGAGACACTGGAAGAGCAGCAAAAACAGCTAGTGCTGGCATTGGAACTTTAGTAGGAGCATTAAAACCACTTCTTGCAGCTTTAGCTGTTGTTGGTACAGCAAGATTTATATTTTTTAAAACAGCCGAGTTAGAAACCCAGAGAAAAAGTTTGGAACAACTTACTGGATCTATTGAAGATACAAATAAGATAATAAAAGAGCTACAAGATTTTGGTGCTGTAACACCTTTTACAAGTAGTGAACTAATAGAGCAAACTAAACGTTTAAAAGCTTTTGGTTTTGCAACTGAAGAATTAGTTGATACTACAAAAAGGTTGTCAGATGTTGCAGGTGCTACTGGTGCTGACCTTACAGGTATTGCCACAGCATTTGGACAAATCAGAGCAAAAGGAAAGCTTCAGCAAGAGGAAAATTTACAGTTATTGGAAAGAGGAGTTGATATAACTACAGAACTTAAACGTATTACAGGATTACAAGGTGATGAGTTTGAATCTGCAATGCGTAAAGGAAAAATTGGTGCTGATCTTGTAAATCAAGCCTTAATAAACTTAACGAGTCAGGGAGCTATTTTCGCTGGGGGTGCAACTACACAGGCAGATACTTTAAATGGTAAGTTATCAACTTTACAAGATACTATTGATACTCTTGCAAGGACAATTGGTGAAGAACTAGGAGATGAGATAAAAGCCATTTTAGACATAAGTATTCAAGCTGTAAAACAAATATCAAAACTTGTAGAAAGTATTGGTCTTGTAAGCAAACTTGGTAAAAAAGATATGATAAAAATAGAAACAGAAGCAAGAACTTTTGCAACTGAAGAAGTAAAAAAAGATTTTGGTTTTTTTGAAAGGAGATTTAGTGCTGATGCAAGAGAGCAGTTCCAAGAAATATTTAATTTAAAAAAACAAGAACTTATAACGGAAGCTTTGAAAACAAAAGAACTAATAAAACAAAAAGAAACACAAGATAAAATAAAAGAAAGTGTAGAAGCAGCAAAACAAAAATCAGAACAAATAAAACAAAAAACAGAAAATCAACTGATAACAAATGATTTATTCAATACAAGTTTGGGTGAAACAAACTTTTTAGTTGAAGGTCTTTCCTTAGGTTTTAATATGTTTAATGAAGAATTAATGAATGCAAAATCTAAAACAGAATTGTTAAATGAAAGGTTTACAGAAATTGGACAGGCAATTGAACAGGGTCTTGTATCTAACCTAACTGACGCAGTAATGGGAACTCAAACCTTGGCTGGTGCTGCAATAAATGTATTAAATCAACTAAAAAGAAAACTTGTAGAGCTTGCTGTACAGCAGGCAGTATCTGGTATCGGAGGAAAGATTGGGGGATTTTTGAGCGGTGTATTTGGTGGTGGCGGTGGAGGTTTATTTGGCGGTGGCGGTGGTAGCAATCCATTCTTAGGTGGCCCGAATGTTTTTAGTGGTGCTGGCAGCAGTTTTAATATGGGTTTACTTGGATTTGCTAATGGTGGCAGACCGCCAGTTGGTAAAGCCTCACTCGTGGGTGAAAAAGGGCCTGAAATTTTTGTTCCTTCCACTGCTGGTACAATTATTCCAAATAATCAATTAGGTAGAGGAAGTACAAATAATATTGTGGTAAATGTAAACATGGAAGGTGGCGTTGATGCACAAGCTGATGAAAATGATTCAAGAGAACTTGGCACACTGCTTGGAGTAACAGTGAGAGAGGAGATAATAAAACAACAACGTCCTGGCGGCCTTCTTGCTAATACTAGATAAATGGCAACTTTTCCTTCAATCACTCCCACTTATGGGACAAGAAAAACAAATCAACCTAATATCCGCATCACTCAATTTGGTGATGGATACCAGCAGCGTGTTCAATTTGGACTTAATCAAGATCCAAAAGTATTTAATTTAACTTTTAATGTGAGTGAAACTGATTCAGATACCATAGAAACATTCCTTGATGCTCGTGGCGGCACAGAAAGTTTTGACTTCACTCCACCTGCTGAAGCATCCTCAAGTAAATTTATTTGTAAATCTTGGACAAAATCTATACCATATAATAATAGAGCTACTATCAACGCAACATTTGAGGAGGTATTTGAACCTTAATGGCAATACCAGTTTCCGAGTTACAATCTATAAATCCTGGTGCGATTATTGAACTGTTCACCTTAACATTGGATTCAACATTACATGGTGCTAGTACTGTTTATAGATTTCATAATGGTGCAAATCAAAATTCAAATGGTGAGGTTGTTTGGGCTGGTAATACATATCAAAGATTTCCAATAAAATGTGAAGGTTTTACTTTTAACGGTACAGGAACTTTACCAAGACCAACGATCACAATTAGTAATATTTTAGGAACAATTACTGCAATTTTAGCTGATGTAAACCAAACAACATCTGGAAATGACCTGACAGGAGCAAAACTTACACGAATTAGAACACTAGGAAGGTTTCTTGATGCTGCAAATTTCGCAAGTGGTTCTAATGCTACAGCAGATCCTAACGCAGAGTTTCCACAAGAAATTTATTTTTTAGATAGAAAAATTACAGAAAATAGAGATATTGTGCAGTGGGAGGCAATATCGGCTCTTGATCTAGTTAATGTCACATTACCTAAAAGAATTGCTACAAGAAATATTTTTCCAGGTATAGGTACTTTTAAATAATGACTTGGAAAGCCGCAGCAATCAAACACGCAAAACAAGAAACACCACATGAAGCGTGCGGTTTAATTGGTATTTATAAAGGAAAAGAAAAATATTATCCCTGTAAAAATCTTGTTGAAGATTTAGAGGATCAATTTATTATCGACCCTGATGATTGGGCAGATGCAGAAGATGAAGCAGAAATAATAGCTGTATTTCATTCTCATCCAAATCATCCTTCTACTGCTAGTGATGCTGATCTAGCTAGTTGTGAGTATTTAGATTTACCTTTTTATATTGTTACACCAGAAACAGAACAATGGTCATATTATGAGCCATCAGAATATAAAAAAGGATTAATAGGTAGAGAATGGGTATGGGGTGTTCAAGATTGCTGGAATTTAATTCATGATTGGTATAAGGAAAAGAAAAACATAGTGTTAAAACATTGGGATAGGCCAAAAAGTCCAAAAGAATTTACTAAAAACCCATTATTTGAATATGGATTACCTTTAACAGGTTTTGTTGAACTAGAAAATACGATAGATTTGAAGAAAGGTGATGTTCTTTTAATGGATACAGGCACTGGAAGTTTAGATCATGTTGCTTTATACATAGGTGATCAAACAATTCTTCATCATTGTGTGAAAAGACTGAGTTGCAGAGAAACATATAATCAAAAATATATACAATGGACAAAGAAGGCTTATCGTTATGCTTAATAAAATAAAATTATATGGAAGATTAGCTCGATTTATAGGTGAACGTACTTTTGAAGCGGAAGTAAAAACCCCTGCACAAGCATTCAAATTTTTACTTGCTAATTTTCCTAAATTAGAAAAACATATGCTACAACAAAATTATTGTGTAAAAGTTGGTGATTGTGATATTGATGAGGAAGGTTTGGGACATCCAATAGGAAAACAAGAGATTAAAATTATTCCAGTTGTCTCTGGTGCAAGAGGTCTAACAAAAGTTTTGATTGGTGCTGTTATTGTAGGTGCTGTTGTAGCAACAGGTGGTGTTGGAGCGATAGGTTTCGCTGGCGGTACAGGATTTTTAGGCGTTGCTGGTAATATTGGTGTTTATATGGCGTTATCTGGTGCTGCTGAAATGTTGACACCAACACCAAAACCGCCTGGGGTTTCGGATGATCCACAATCTGTAAACTTTTCATTTAATGGCGTGCAGAATACAGGAAGGGCAGGGGTTCCAATACCTGTTGTTTATGGTGAAATATTTACAGGATCATTAGTAGTATCGGCTGGTATAGATACTGTTCAATTAGAGGGGTAAAAGATTATGGCAAGAGCTTTTATACATGGTGATATTGCTGATTTTAGAGATACGGGTTTAGGACAACTTTTACCTGAGTTACAAGCTTTACCATTAGATGCCTTATCTAGTAAACAACATGTCACAATCGTAGATGTACTTGCAGAAGGTGAAATAGAAGGTTTTCCATCTGCTGCTGGACTTACACAAGGGTCAGAGGTATATAATAACGCAGCATTAAAAGATGTTTTTTTAGGAAAAACTCCAATAGTAAGAGCTACCGCAGATCCTTCTAACATACAAGATTCTGATTTTAATTTTCAAAATATAAAATTTTCTCCAAGATTCGGCACTGCAAATCAAACTTTTATAAAAGGTATATCAGATATTGAGACAGAAACTGGAGTTAATGTTCAAGTTGTAAAAGATACTCCTGTCACTAGAACAATCTCTAATTCTAATATTGATGCAATCAGAGTTACATTACGATTTACTGCTTTAACAGAAGTAACAGATGACGGTCAGACTTTAGGAAGAACAGTTAATTTGACAATAAAAATTACAGATAATAATGGTACTGTTACAACTCCAATTTCAGACAGAGTGCATGGTAGAAGTTTTAATGCTTACAGTAGAGATTACAGAATTAATATTGCATCAGGAACAGCTTTTCCAATATCTGTTACGGTAACAAGAGTTAGTGATGATTCAAGTTCTAGCCGTATAAGAGATGATTTTTTCTTTACTTCTTTTACAGAAATAATAGATGAACAGCGTGCATACCCAAACATTGCTCATGTTGCATTACGTTTTGATTCGGAAGCCTTTTCAAATATTCCTTCGAGGATGTTTAAAATCCGTGGAACTAAAGTAAAAATTCCGCATAATGGGTCAGTAGATTCTACAACAGGGCGTATAACATATTCTGGTACTTTTAACGGAACACTTACCACAACAACACACTGGACAAGTGATCCTGCATGGGTATTATTTGATCTTTTAACAAATACTAGATATGGATTAGGGGATCATATTACTGAATCTCAACTTGATAAATTTGCTTTTTATAGTGCCTCTGTTTATGCCTCTACATTAGTAGATGATGGCGATGGTGGGCAGGAGCCACGGTTCTCAGTAAATACAGTTTTGCAAAAAAGAGAGGATGCATATGCAACTATCAATGCTTTAAGTTCAGTTATGCGTGGGATGACTTTTTGGAGTGCAGGGTCACTATCCTTATCAGTTGACCAACCCACAGATCCTAGCTATTTGTTTAATTTATCAAATGTAACTTCAGAAGGTTTTTCATATCAAGGTACAAGTTTAAAAACAAGATCTACAGTTGTTTCGGTATCTTACTTTGATATGGAAAATCAAGTTTTAGATTATGAAACTGTAGAGGATGCAACTGCTGTTGCTAAATATGGAAGAATAGAAAAAAAAGTTACTGGTTTTGGTTGTAGTTCAAGAAACCAAGCAAGAAGAGTTGGTAGATTTATTTTATTTGAAGAGCAAAATGCAACAGAAACAATTTCTTTTGCTACAGGACTTGCAGAAGGTGTAGTAGTAAGACCAGGCCAAGTAATAGAAGTTAGCGACCCTGTAAAAGCTGGTAAAAGGAGGGGTGGAAAAATAAACGCTGCAACAACAACAACAGTTACAGTTGATGATACGGCAGCAACAGATCTTGATGCAACAAACAATCCAACATTATCTGTAGTTTTATCAGATGGTAGTGTTGAAAGTAGATCTGTATCAGGAATTGCTGGTGCAGTTATAACTGTTTCTTCTGCTTTTTCCTCTGCCCCAAATGCAAATAGTGTTTGGATTTTACAAAATGATACATTACAAACAACAACATGGAGAGTTATCAGTGTTAGTGAGACTGAAAGCCAATATGCCATTGTTGGCACAGCATACAATACAGGAAAATTTGCTTTTATAGAGGATGGGACAGCGTTACCTGAAAGAAAAGTAACAACCTTAGTAGATTTATTAGATTCACCTGGTAACTTAGCAGCACAAGAAGAATTTTACGTTGAAGAAAATAAGGCAAAAAATAAAATATTAGTAACTTATGAATCTGTTTTAGGTGCTACTGCTTATCAGATTGACTATAGAAAAGATGGCGAAAACTATACGACAGTAACAACAAGAAGTAATGATTTCACAATTTTTGATGCGGATGCTGGTGTTTATGACATAAGAGTTTCTACAAAAAATGCGCTTTTAGAAGTCTCGCCAGAACCTACTGTTATCCAGTTCACAACAGTTGGAAAAACTGCAATACCAGCAGATGTACAGAATTTAAAAATTGAACCAATATCAGATCAATTTGTACGACTACGTTTTGATCAGTCAACAGATGCTGATGTGATCCATGGAGGTAACGTAGTAGTCAGAAGTTCTAACCTTACATCAGGTGCAACTTTTACAAATTCAGTTGACGTAATCCCAGAATTGCCAGGCAATGTCAGCGAGTCGATTGTTCCGAATATTGTAAATGGTACTTACATAGTAAAATTTAAAGACGATGGTGGGCGTTTAAGTTCTGGTGAAGCAAAAGTTGTTGTTATTTCGACTGAGCCAAATGCATTACCAAAACTTACAGTATTAGAAGATAGAGAAGACACCGATTCACCACCTTTTAATGGTGTTAAAGATGATTGCTTTTTCAGTGATGAAGTAAATGGTCTTGTTTTAGGTTCAACAATATTTCTTGATGATGTAACAGATTTTGATGCTATTGCTGACTTTGATTTCTTGGGTGATGTAGATTTTCAAACAGGTGGTCAATATAGTTTTGCAAATACTTTAGATTTAGGTGGCAAACAACCTTTGAGATTACGTAGGCATTTTGTAACGCAAGGTTTTTATCCAAATGATTTGATTGATAAAAGAACTGCAAATGTTGACACCTGGACAGATTTTGATGGAGCAACTGCATTTAATGTCAACGCAAAATTATTAGTTGCTACTACTGACAGTGACCCAGACACATCTACTGCTGGTACATATGCAATATCTGGAACAACTATCACAATAACCAAATCTTCTCATGGATATTCTGCTGGTAGTTTTGTTAATGTTGACTTTACCTCTGGTACAGGTGTTGATGGTGATTATGAGATACAAACAATACCAGATGCAAATTCATTTACTTTAACTTCTGCAACTTCTTTAACAACTAGCGGTAATTGCAATTTTAGTGCAGAATTTTCTGACTTCAATCCATTTGTAAATGGAACATATGTTGCAAGAGGGTTTAAATTTAGAGCAGATTTAGAATCAAGCGATCCAGCGCAATCAATAGAAATAGATCAGCTTGGATATACAGCAGAATTAGAAAGCAGAACAGAAACAAGCCTTGGTAATGCAGGGGCATCCGCTGGTGGATTTATTGCATCAGGCACATCTACAAAATCTGTTACCTTTACAAATAGTTTCTTTACAGGTCAATCTGGCACTAGCATTGCGGCAAATTCTGTGCTGCCATCAATCGGAATCACTATTGAAAATGCACAATCAGGGGACTTCTTTGCATTATCAAATATAACTGGGAGCGGTTTTGATATAGATGTGAAGAACGGATCAAGTCATGTTAATAGAAATTTTAAATACGCTGCAACAGGATTCGGGCGTGGTAGTTAATTTTGAAGTAGGATATACTTAGATAAAAAATTAGGTTAGACAATGGCTCAACATGATTATGTTATAGATAACTCCACTGGAGCTAACGTCAGGGCTGATATAAATAACGCATTACTGGCAATATCTTCAAATAATTCTGGATCATCTGCACCATCTACAAACTACGCAAGTCAATTTTTTGCTAATACTTCAACAAGTATTATGCAACTTAGAAATACATCAAATAATGCTCATGTAAATGTATTTACGCTTGCTGGTGGGCCAGCTTTTGCAGTTGATGGAACGATAAACTCTATAAATATAGGTAAAGGCGCAAACTCTGTCGCAGGTAATACTGTTCTAGGAGAGGGTGCTTTAGATGCTGATGTAACTGGAGCAGATAACACTGCGGTTGGTAAAAATGCTTTAACACTTAATACAAGTGGACAAGAAAATACAGCTATAGGTAGAAGAACATTACAAAGTAACACAACTGGAAATCATAATACAGCACTTGGGGTTTCAGCTTTAAAAACTAGCACAACCTCGTCAAATAATACTGCTCTTGGATATGACGCTTTAGGATTAAACACAACTGGGGCTAACAACACAGCCGTTGGTTCAGGTGCTTTAGAAGCTAATACTACTGCATCTAGCAATACTGCTATCGGTTCAGATGCTTTAAAAGCAAACACAACTGCTGTTGATAACACTGCCGTAGGTAAAGATGCTTTACTTACCACTACAACTGGGCATGAAAATACTGCTGTGGGTGTTTCTGCCTTAAAACTAACTACAACTGGAAGAAGTAATGTGGCAGTGGGTCGTGAAACCATGCAAGATAATACTGAAGGTGGTTTTAACACAGCCATCGGTTATGAAGCATTAAAAGCTAACACGACAGCAAGTAATAATACAGCAGTAGGAAAAGCAGCTTTAGGTGCAAACACAACTGGAACGGATGGGGTTGCTGTTGGTATGCAAGCCTTAGATGCTAATACTACTGGAGGACAAAATGTAGGTGTCGGTAAAAATGCTTTAGGAGCAAATACTACTGCTAGTTTTAACACTGGTATTGGCCATGAATCCTTAATTGCAAACACTACTGGATCATCTAATACTGCTGTGGGAGCTAATGCTTTAGGTGCAAACACAACTGGAGCAAATAACGTAGCAGTAGGAAGACAAGCTTTAGATGCTAATACAACAGCAGCAGATAATGTAGCTGTAGGAGCTAGCTCTTTAACTACAAACACAACTGGAGAAGCTAATACTGCTATTGGTCATAAAACATTAGAAAATAGTTCGACTGCGAGTAACAATACGGCTATTGGAGGATTTTCTTCAAGAGCAATCACAACTGGAGACAGAAATGTTGCTGTAGGCGTAGAGTCATTAAATTCATGTCAAACTCATGCTGCTAATACTGCTATCGGTTATCAATCATTAAAGCTCAATACTGCAAATAGTAATACTGCTGTTGGTGCTAATTCATTAGATGCAAACACTACTGGTGCTGACCTTTGTGCTGTTGGTTCTAATGCTTTAGGACAAAATACTTCTGGCAGTAATAACGTAGCTTTGGGAGTTAGTGCTTTAGCTTCAAACACAACTGGAGCTTCAAATACAGCAGTTGGAGATAATGGTTTAAGCGCAAATACCACTGGGCTAAGAAATACTGCAATAGGTGTTAATGCTGGAAGCGGCATCACCACAGGTACTGATAATGTATTAGTAGGAAGAAATGCTGGTACAGCAAATTCTCCTTCTGGTAATGTAACCACGGCAACTGGTAAAGTTTGTTTAGGAGATGATAGTGTTACAGATTTATTCTGTGCTGACACATCAATAAGTTCATCTGATTCTAGAGATAAAACAGATATAGCTGACTTTACAAAAGGTTTAGATTGGATCAAAGCATTAAGACCAGTTACTTATAGATGGGATAGAAGAACATGGTATGGAACAAGTGCAGAACCTTATGGAACACCTGACGGATCTAAGAAAAAATCAAAAATAAATATTGGATTTTTAGCACAAGAAGCATTAGAAGTAGAGAAAGCAAACGGATATGGTGACAGTAATGACAATATGTTAATTTGTAATCTTACTGAAGATGGGATGAAATATGGGATGAAATATGAAAGACTCGTTCCAATTCTTGTTAATGCTATAAAAGAGTTATCGGTAAAAGTTACAGCCCTCGAAGCAGGGTAAACTAAAAGTAACCTAATTTTAATTATGGAAGAAAAAACCGCAGATGAAATTGCAGCAATCTTTTCTGCTGCTGGTGATAGCGTAACTGTTATCAACACTGCTAAAACATCAGATGAAACTGATGATGAATTTAAAGATCGCATCAAACGTAATGTAGAGCATCTTGAAATCATAAAAACTTATACAAAAATTGATGAATCGACATCTATCTGGACATCAGAAGATTTCACAGCTATTGATGCTGCTATTGTTGCTGGTAAAAAACTTTACTAAATTATGAATTTACAGGAAAGATTACAACAACTTGCTCAACAAAGAGAGCAGTTATGGATTGCATTACATGAAACTAACGGGGCGATGAAGATTTTGGAACAGCAGATTCTTGAGACTCAAGCTGTACCCGAATCAAACCAGCCATCAGATATAGAGGCATCAACCCCACAAGAAGCAACAGCACCATCAGAGTAAGTGGTGCTACCATTTTATTAATTACTTCCTTAATCATGTTTCGTAAAGTCTTAGACGCTTTAACTATCGTAACTACAATCCTTGTTTTGGGAATACTAGGCGGTGGGTTTTTTACATTCAAGTATGTGACCTCTGAGCAATTTAAGAACAAATTAATGAATGAGGTTCTTAGTAACGTTCAGGGGCTGATGCCAAAAATGTTAGATAATAACCTTCCAGGCATGACAGGGCCATCTTTACCAATACCATCAAAGAAAATTGGTTTATGAATTGTTGGTATTGTAAAACAGAGTTAGAGTTTGAAAAAGAAACCGATATTGACCAAGATTTTGAACCTATTTTATTTGCAGAATTTTCAATAAAAACTAATCTATCTTGTCCAAAATGTTTCTCATCAGTGCAAGCTTTCAAAAGAAGAGATGCTTATGACTGAAATACCAGAAATATATATTCCAGATATATCCATTCCTGTAATAAATGATCCACAGATAACAATACAACCATCATTTCCACAAGTACCCACTTTCGGTTGCACCTCCACTCATAAAGATACGAAAAATACAGGTAATTTTAATCTGATATTTGATGATCCAAGCGGTACAAGTACAAGCTGTCCTTATCCAACTTTTGTTCCCCTTAACTATCAGCCAGACCAGTTGATAATAGTCGAAGAAAGTTTGCCCTCTATAGATTCACCACCCTTACCAAAATCACAATCAACTGAAGTACCAGAAATAAAAAAGAAAAAAGAAGATAATATTTTGCCACCCTGCCCAGGCAAAAATAATCAAAGGGTTGGAGACTTTCGTAACGAAAAACGCTTAGAACGTGTCATCGGGCATAAAAGAGGGGATGATGGGATAGAGTGCATTACGATCTATGAGGATGTTCCCTTTACGAGTCAGTACATACCAGAAGTTTCTACTGTTGTATCTACTGCTGTTATTGGCTTGGTCGCTGCCAGTTCTCCACTTTTACTTAACGCAGTAAAACCATTAGTGAAACAAATCGTAAAAAGGCTTACAAAAAAGAAAGATAAGGTAGAATAATCTTTAGACAAGTCTTACCACAGCCCGTGGCTTGTCTTATTTTTTTGCGATGGCTAATATTAAAGTGGTGGTCATAAACCGACTCCTCACACACACTCCAAAGTAGGTGGGTTTTCTTTGTTTTCCTATCTACTTTTCTTTCTTTATCTCGTGGGTGTGAGGTATTACCTGATTAGGGGGGATTGTAACCTTTATTCCTTCACAACTAACGGTATAATCACCAACGAACTGAACACCAAGCTTTGCCTGTTCCCCACATATTTTGAGCCGATACAAGGCCATCTCCATTTTGGTTTTTTCTATCAATAATTCTTGTGCCTTAATATTAACGCTTGCTGCCTTCTGGCATAAATCCTGACCCTTACCCAGTGGAATATTGAACTGCATACTGATTCCATAGTTTAAATTATAATTATCCTTTTCAAACCGTGGTGTCTCCTGTACATATTTGATTTCTCCAGTATCCTCGTCATAAATATTTTGTCTTGTAACCTGTTCTATAGGCCTGTTAAAGCTCCACGCATCGGTCATATAAGGAGTAATTGTCAATGAAGGGCTTGAACATATAATTCCCTGTGAATATTTATTAGTCGGAACCCCCGATGGAGTTATCATCGTTGCGTTATTATTTACGACACCTTGCGCAGTCGAGTTGGGACTAGCCACCGTTGTCGAGGCAAACACTTCAACAGGAAATAATAATATTGATATTACTGCCCAAAGGTAGTTTCTATTTGCGTTGTTTGTGTTGTGGTGATTGTCCTTGTGATATTCGTTATCGTGTCGAGTCCTGGTGAAATTACAGATTCGACTAAACTGAAGGATTGTCCAGGGGTTGTGATTTTCCATCTTGGGGTTGATTGGATGTCAGGTGCTTGCCATTGAAAATTTACGTTATTGATAGTCTGCACATCTTCTTTGGTTGCAGCAGGGTTAATGTAACCATCTGTATCAGTGCTTTCAATATTATGACCACTTACTGAATAACTCCACCCTGTCCGATATTGATAACTCGATATTTGCTCGTTCACTACAGTCTGACTCGTGGAATTTGTGGTTTGAGAACCTGTGCGGAATGTAGGAGTCACATTCGCCCATGCTCTTATCGGTAGGAATATTAAAATTAATATCCAAAATTTAGTCAAGCGTAATTGTAACAGCACTTTGAATCACACAACTAGAACCTGAACCATTTTGAGCATTTGCACCGCTACAAGTATGCGCTCCCGAACTTAAACTTGTAATCGTCAAACCAGCATGAGAACCACCAGCCCCGACTGTTGTTTGTCCACTTAATATTGGTAAAGATGCGATTCCGTTTGTAACTGATACATTCCCTGGATCTTTGTCACCTAACATCAGTGATTCATTAATACTGAATGCAGACCCAGCAACTTTTACTTCCTTAACACTTGCAGTAACCGAAGGAACACCGTTCCAATCATTACCACTGATTCCAGAATAATCCAAGCCACCTATTCTGTTTGCATAGTAAGTAGGGTTGCCATCTGAATCATTTGATCCTGTTGCCACTTTTACATCAATATTACTTCCACTTAATGAATAGGAAGATGCTGCCCTTTGAGTGACAATATAAGGCATATCAACTTGCATACTGGCAGAGGTTGTATATTTTGCCGTGATATCAGCAAAAGCAACTGATGGTGTGAAAGCTAATAAAACAACAGGAATTAATTTTTTCATTTCTTTGTAGGGGGTGGATCAATAATTTCTGCTCCTATTATTTTAATAGGGGTTTCTACTCTTATAGTCTGCACCGAACCGTTATTATTTGCAAGTTTCTTAGTCTCCTCCTGAGTTTCTTTGCGTTTTTTAGATCCTTCAAGGCCAAAAGTTGCTAATGCACCAGTGAGCAAACTTGCTGGAAATGTTATGTCTTTTGGTTCTGTACTGTAACCAGGGATTGTTATGTAGTTAAGAGAAACAATAAATCCACTCCAAACAACAACACCCAACCTGACAAATAAACTAATAATAGCCAGTTGTTCTTCTTTATCATCAATGCTCTCTTTTATTTTCTGGAATGGATTTTTCTTTTTTTCTTCAGCCATAACTATTAAAATTAGCCATAATACTTACATTATAGCCAAATCATGCCAGAGGTACACGCAGCACTGATTGGGGCAGCAGCCACCGCCTTTCTCATGGTTTTATCTAATATAAGCAACAGAAGAGAAAGAGATATCAGAGAAATATTTAACCGAATCAATCAGCTTGAGAAAGCCGTAAGTCGTATTGAGGGACAGAATCGTTAATCTTTGGTATGTTTGGGAAAGAACACAAACTTTTATGTCTAAATTTTTAATCAATCTGTTCATCAAGTTCGGTAAGTCACAGAGTCTACGCAAAGCGTGTTTGTCGCTCTTACAAGACTTGGCAGCCAAATCAGATAATGACGTTGATGATGCCATCGTCAAGATGATTGAAGAAAAACTCTTTCCAGTAAAATGAAAAAAAGAAAATTTCTTAACATCGAGATAGAAGATGCTCCATTGGAGCTTGAGCTATCGGTGGAACAAAGATGTCGTGATATCTTGGCTTCTGATGACATCTACAGCGTCAAACGGTATTGCACTCATCTTGTAAGGCATCAAATGAAACAAGATGTATTTCTTGCTTCCTTACTTGGCCGTCTTGTAGAACTTGAAGCTTTTTTTGCTGCTCATCAGGTAAGAAAAGATAAAAAAGGACTTATGAAACGCTTTTTTCGTACTCCTTAAGCTCTTCATCTGTAAAATCTTTTACCACTAACTTCTGGATCTTATCAATTTCAAAATTAAACTTCAGAATTGATGTTCTGATATGCTCAGTAACCCATGCACCATCTTTACTTACGACTTGGGCTTTGTTTCTATCATTAATGAACACATAATGATCCTGACCCTTTAGTTGTACATCTAATAAATTTTTTTCTAAGTTTTTACGTCTTATTTCTTTCAACGCTCTCAGCTTTTTTGAATCACTCATTTTCCAGTTCCGCTATCCTTTTATTTATAGCATCATATCTTACACAATATTCCTTGGTTTCCATATTCTCAAACCAGTATTGTTTCTGTAATTCTGCAAGCTGGTCATAATAATTTTTTATCAGGTC